CGATTCAGTACACCATCCTTGCGGATGAGATCCAACTGGCTCCTGTCCCGGATACCAATCACACGGTTTATATGCTGTATTACGCTGCTCCGACTTTCATGAGCGACAGCGTAAGCACAAACGCATTCATGAGCGTCTGTCCAGATCTGTTGTTGTACGGGTCTTTGTCAGAGGCAGAACCGTATCTCATGAACGACAATCGGCTTGCTGTCTGGGCTGGATTGTATGCTCGTGCGCTGTCCGACCTAACAACGTCTGACGACCAGGGTGAGTACAGCGGAAATCCGATGGTAATGACTCTGGCAAAGAGGTAACAAATGGCTATTTCTCAGGCAATGTGCACCAGTTTCAAGGTCGAACTCCTTGGTGGCACTCACGACCTTGATACCGACACGATCAAGATTGCGCTCTACACCTCGTCAGCTACGCTAGGAGCCTCTACAACGGCTTACAGCAGCACGAATGAGGTTGCCAATGGGAATGGATACACCACAGGTGGAAACACGCTCTCAGGTGCATCTATCACTTCCAGCGGCACGACTGCGTTCGTAGACTTTTCGGACTCAACGTGGTCGAGCGCATCGTTCACGGCTAGAGGTGCGCTGATCTACAACAGCAGTAAGAGCAACAAGGCAATTGCTGTTCTGGATTTTGGCGCTGACAAGACCAGCACGAACGGTGATTTCGTTGTTCAGTTCCCGACTGCGGATGCAAGTAACGCGATCATCCGAATTGCCTAAAGGTAGATCATGGCGCTTGTCGTAAAAGATCGGGTCAAGGAAACCACTACCACTACCAGCACAGGCACTTATACGCTTGCAGGTGCTGTAACTGGTTTCCAATCGTTCGCTGTGGTGGGTGATGGTAACGCTACCTACTACACGGTCACGGATGGCACAAACTGGGAGGTCGGGGTCGGGACGTATACGTCATCCGGAACGACTCTCAGCCGAGACACGATTCTTGCGTCGAGCAACAGCGGGTCAGCAGTCAACTGGGGTGCGGGTAGCAAGGATGTGTTCCTGACCTATCCGGCAGAACGAGCCGTGTTGGTGGATGACAATTTCGAGATTGTTCCTGCGACATCAGCTAGTCTGGTTGGCAACACCGTTACGATTCAGCTTAGATACAGCAGCACACCGGGGGCCGTTCCGACGGCATTGAGCCTTTCAACTGGTGAGTTGGTGGTTAACACCGCTGACGGAAAGTTGTATTTCAAAGATAGCAGCGGGACGGTCAAGGTTCTATCGCAGGCCGATCAGATCGCTCCGCTGACGACAAAGGGCGATCTGCTTGTCAACGATGGCACGAGCAACGTGCGCCTGCCTGTTGGGACTGATGCTTACGTTCTGACCGCTGACAGCACGCAGTCATCTGGGGTGAAGTGGGCGCCTGGCGGTGGTGGCGGCGGTGCGGCAAGCGCAGACATCCAAGAGTTCACCAGCACCGGGTCATCGACATGGACTAAGCCTGCTGGGGCGAAAATGGTCTATGTGCTGCTGTTCGGTGGTGGTGGAGGCGGCGGGTCTGGCAGGAAGCGGTCTAGCGGTGGTCTTGCTACTGCGGCAAGCGGCGGCGCAGGTGGCGCTGCGGGTGGCAGGACAGAGCTTTGGATTCCGGCGTCTGCGCTCGGTGCGACTGTAACAGTAACGGTTGGAGCAGGAGGTACTGGCGGCGCTGCTCGGACAAACAATGACACAAACGGAATTGATGGTAGTGGGCAAACCAACTCCAGTTTTGGGTCTTTTGCGTTAGCGAGAGCCGGTTCTTCTGGTGCTGGTGGTTCCACAACAACTGTAAGTGGTGGGATTTCCGGCGGCGGTCTTGCCGAAGCAACATCGAGCAGTTCTTTATATGGATCAAATGGTGGTGGTGGTTCGACGGGTGGTGGTACAAGCGGAGAGCGCGGCGGCTATAGACCAGGAGGTGGTGGTGGCGCAGGCGGGTTTGCAGCCAGCAGCACAACAGAAAGGGCTGGAGGGAATGGTGGATTAGGAGGGTCTTTGTTTGATACCTCAACATCATCAACTGCTGGAGGTGCTACAGGTGGAAACATAGTCGGCGCACCCAACGGTGGTCCTGGAGCAGCAGCCTCTTCCTACTTTGTCGGTGGTTCTGGTGGTGGCGGTGGCGCAAGCAGCGGAACTACTGCTGGCAACGGCGGCGCAGGTGGTTATCCAGCAGGAGGTGGTGGCGGCGGCGGTGCTGGCTACACAGTCAACTCCGGTGCTGGTGGTAATGGCGGCAACGGCTATGTCCGTGTCGTGACCTTTTTCTGACGAGGACAAGATGCCAAGACAATTCCTCCTCAATCCTGATGGTAGCGTTCCCGCAAACGCGAATGTCGAACTGCTGCAAGCAGAGGGAATCCCGCTGGTGTTGCCGACAGAGATGCCAAGGCAATCCGGCATGATCGCTGTCGAGCAAGATCCGCAGCAAGACGAGCATGGAGTTTGGCGGCAGGTGTGGGTGCTTCAGCCTGCGCCAGAGTCTGAGATTGTCCCGGTCGATCCGCTGGCTGCGCTGACCGATGAGCAGAAGGCTGCGCTTGTTGCGTTGCTGCAAGGAACGGCTGTTTAATGTTCGGCATATCCGCATTTTCTGAAGCACCATTTTCTGGTCTACCAGGGACTGCTGTTCGTGTTCTTGTTACTGGTGTTACGGCTTCCGGTGAGATTGGTTTTGTAGTTGTTACGGGTGATGCAAACGCTCCTGTAACTGGAGTTTCTGCTACTGGTCAGGTTGGTTCAGTCACAGTAGTTGCGAAAGCTGTTGTAGATGCAACTGGTGTATCGGCTACAGGGTTTGTTGGGTCTGTCGTAGTTACCGCTGATGCTGTTGTAGTCACGACAGGGGTTCAGGCAACAGGCCAGATTGGTAATTCGAATATTCTGATCGTTGTCCCTGTTACGGGTGTACAGGGTACGACTGCACTTGGTACTGTCACGCTGGAGTCCAACAACTATCTCGACGTTACTGGTTTCGGAATGGTTGGGTCTGTTGGTCTGGTTGATGTGATTGGGGTGTGGTCGATACCCGATGAGGTTCCGAACAACTGGATTGAGGATGTGCCTGACGCAAACGTCTGGATTGATACAATCGCGCAATCGAACACTTGGACGGTGCAATGAGAATCGCATTCGGCAAATGGACACCTGACCGACCTGGGATAGCGGGAGGGCTGACAGAGGCTCTAAACTGCCTTCCTGTCGCGTCTGGATATGGGCCGATACCGTCTAACGCAAACCTATCGTCTACAGCGTCTGAGAGTCTCCTGACGAGTTTTATCGGCAGACAGGGAACCACTACAACTCTGTTTGCTGCTGGGCCTACGAAACTGTTTAAGTTCGATCCTACTGACTCTGGGTTGGATGACGTAAGCAGAGCGTCTCCTGCTTACTCAACTACCACCCTGTGGACTACGGCACAGTTTGGTGCTGTTGTTCTGGCTGCGAATGGGATAGACAAGATCCAAGCCTGGGACATGGGGTCGAGTACAGCATTCGCTGATGTTGCTGCTGCTGCTCCGACTGCTCAGTTTGTTACTGTTGTTCGGGATTTTGTGGTTGCTGCAAAGACTGCTAGCGAGATTTCTACTGTTTATTGGTCGGACATCAACGATGAGACGGATTGGACACCAGGAGCAGGGAGTCAGTCAGATTCGCAGGTGATTGCTGATGGTGGTGAGATTCGTGGTCTGACTGGTGGTGAGTTTGGAATTGTGCTGCTGGAGAGAGCAATTGCTCGGATGACGTATATCGGATCTCCGCTGTTCTTCCAGTTTGACATTATTGTCAGGAATCTTGGCTGCTATGAGTCTCGATCTGTAGTTCAGTCAGGGCCATTGACGTACTTCTTGAGTGATGATGGATTCTTTGTGACCGATGGTCAGACGGTCAAGCCAATTGGGAACGAGGTTGTAGATCGGTGGTTTTTTGATAACGCTGATCCGGCACAGTTGGATGAGATGAGTGCCGCTGTCGATCCGGTGAACAAGGTTGTTGTCTGGTGTTTCCGTGACATCTTTAATATTCAGAAACTGTTGATCTATAACTATTCGGTGGACAAGTGGAGCCATGCCAACACTACCGCTGATTTCATATCTACTCTTGCGACTGCAAGTTACACACTTGAGCAGCTTGCAAATGTCTCAGCGAGTCTGGATGCCTTGCCAGAATCATTGGATTCTAGGCTCTGGGCCGGTGGCAAGTTGGTTCTAGGTGGTGTTGACGCAAGCCGTTTGGTGACATTTGGCGGTGCGAATCAGACTGCTGTGCTGACTACAGGCGACATTGAGACAGAAGCCACAGAAACGATTCTGACGCTTGCCAGACCCATTGTGGACAATGGATCAGCTACTGTTCAGGTTGCATCTCGTTATCGTCTGGATGGCAATCTAAGCTATTCGACTGCTGTTGCTGCTGATAGCGAGAACAGGATTCCGCTGCGATCCAGAGGGAAATATCACAGGGTAAGCCTGACGCCTACGGAAAGTTGGATTACCGCGGTCGGTGTTGATGTCGAGGTTAAAGCGGTGGGTGGTCGGTAATGTTCCGCAGGCTACCTCAACAGGGTGGGACTCCTCGGGATGTGTCCGAGATCGTCAATCGAATCTTGGATGGCAAGATTAACTCTGTTGGGTTGGTCACTCTTGCGACAGGG